AACATTTCCTATCATCTCATCAAATAATTTTCTTTTTTCATCTGAAAAATCTCGTTGTACCATACTATATAAATATTGTCCAGTAAACTCCTGAAGAACCTGGTCGTCTGCCATTAATCTTACATTTCTTATCATTTGAGCACCAATACTATCTATCCACTTAAATTCATATGGTATATCGTAAGTTATATTATTATAAATTGGCAATATAGGCCCACATGATATATCAGTTAATGCATTACTCACAGTTGTCTGAGTAAAATTTCCCGTCCTACAATCTGCACATTTCATTTGGTGATTCAATGAAAATATCGGACTCCAAATATTTGGTAAATTAATAACAAAATATGTATCCATCAACAAATCTGCATATCTTGGTATCTTAAATTTAAAAGATGTTGGTTCTGATACTTGAAGTTCACGCTGCCCCTCAAAATCTATACGAAACCGCTGCAATCCAAAATTTGTATATTTAGCATATACCCTAGTAAAAAACGATTTGGTCGGGTTTCCTATTAATATTATATCTTCTGGTCCTACTGCTATTAAATTTAATAAACCACCAACCATATATATATTTAATTATATTAAATATTAAATTTAAATCATTATTGCTTTAATGATTTAAATTTATATTGGAAACATTAAACTTGCCATACCACCAGAAAATACCAATACATTATACCGTTCTTCCATAATATGTAAATCAAAATTATAATAATAATCCTTCCAATTTGGATTAACTATACCATATATTCCTCCTTTGCTTGACCCAGGAACCACACTACATAATTGCGGCAATTTATAATCATATTCTGTTGGACTATGAAACGGATTAATAGTAGAAAACTCCATCATTACCTCTGAAAATCGACTCATATTCATTGCGCCACTTGGTTGTACATTATTTGAATTTGTATCTAAACAAAAATTGTAGCAATACAAGCCTTGTTTGGCATTCCCCGGAGTTCTTATATATTTTTCCACTAAATTTAATACTCCCGCTCGTTGTGATGTTTCACGTAACTGGTCATCACAATATAGAGTCCAATCCTCTAGAATTTCTTTTATATTTTCCGGATGCACTGGACCAGTCAAATACATAGAACATACAGAATATGTTTTTGGACATTGTGCTGGACAAGGAGTTATATATGGCGCCATCGGATTCGCCTCAGCAAATGACAGGTCAACTGCTAATATACATGGATATGGCATATAATTATATTCCCAATTTGTATAATTACTCCATTCATTTCTTAAACAAACATCACTTCGTTGAAAAAACCACATCCATGAACTTACCATTCCATTACTATTTGTATTTACTTTATGTGTTCCCGCTATTGTCTTTATGGTCTGTTCATATACACGCTTTATTAAATAGTTTTGCGGATTTCCTGTAATATGTCGCACTTCCTCTTGTTCTAAAAAAGCATATGTTGCTACTAATTTTATATTCATCGGCCATACACCATCTACTTTTGTATAAAAAGTACTTGTTATTGAATTTAATGCCTCCTGTTCTGTCATGTCTAAACTATTATACGAAAAATCACCTATACACCGCTGCCACGGCGGTGGGCCTTGCAAAAAATAATGCATATGATACCTTGCATCATTCATATTTGCCCTTATAAAAGGACAATTGTAATATCTATATATATTATTCTTATTTAGTGGTAAAAATGTATTACCACACATATCATTTACCCAACTTGTAAAATAATCCATATCCCTAACTACAAATAATTCATTTATTGGTCTACATTCTACTTGTATATGCAATTTATTATAATGTAAACTACATAAAGGAAATGCCATTTTACTAGACAATGTTGACCATATATTAATTGGAACATATATTACTCTTCCTCGTATAGATGGTTCAAGACCATTTATCCATTCATTTTGTGTTACACCATTATATGTAACATTTGGATAATTTCCATTTCTATTTAAATAATTCGCTGGGTCATTCAATTCTGGAACATTTCCTATCATCTCATCAAATAATTTTCTTTTTTCAT